AGTAGAATGGTGTGCGTCCTCGGGCGTGTGCTCATGTGATAATCAAGATCATCAATACGATCTACAGCCGAATGATTCATGGCAGTCCACCCCTCTCGAGCACAAATACACAATATTTTGGACTCGAGCTCGCTATTTTTACGCGACTTTGAAGGTAGGCGAATCACATGCCAACGCGGGTCAGGGAACGCCGCCTTAATAAACCTGAACAACTTCTCGAGCTCTTTTTCATCCGTCAGGTCGTATGATTCATGTAGGCGCTTCTCCCTAATAAAGTGGCGGAACCCAGTGTAAGCTTCCGAGGATTTTAGAATAATAACAGAATGATTTTGTTCCCCCCACGCCAATGTATCATTCAACGTCGCACCAGGAGTAGCGCTTACGTCGAGAATCTTGATATTACGCTCTTTCAGCACTGAAAGTTCCAATAGCCCCAAGTCGCGCAACATACCCGAAATCTGATGCTCTTTTCCGTTAGCAATATGACATTCATCAAATATGAGCAATGCGTCCTTCGCATTTGCGAGATTTGTGTAAAATCCATCTTGACGATCTTGTGTATTTAGACGACCACGGTGATATACGCGTTTCCTAAACGGCTCTAGCATGTCATTTTTTGTCTGATGCTGCCAATCGGTATCAGACATCCCAGTGATAATAAACACATTGTTCGGATCGACAATATGCCTATTACTTGGATGCGTACACGCGAGAAAGGCCGTTTCGAGAAATGTTCCCCCCTTTCCAACTTGCGGATCGGCAATCAGTGTTACAACTGTTTTCCCTTTCTCGAATAGTTCTTGGCAGATTTCCACTGCGGCCACCTTTTGGTTTTCATATACCAGTTCGCACTCCTCTCCCTTTTTATACTTGACCTCGTTCTCTTTTGCCCTATAGCAAGCCCGTAAATAGTTTCTCTGTAGTTCCTGCTTACTCAGACTCATTTGTATACATATAAGATGCATATACAAATGGTCAATTTTCGATAGCTTAGCTTTACCGCCGCCCGCCTTTCTGCGCCTTCGTCTTGGCAGCAAGGGGGTTCAACGCGAGTGCATAATAGGGGTAGTAGAATGAGCTAAACAAGAAGCTCAGGACAGTATATACTACCGTCATAGTTCCCGAGGTTCCGATCGAGACATTGTAGTTGTAAGAAAGGGTCGCTGCGCCTATGCTAAAAAGGGCTATAAAGACCATGTAGATAAAGATGACAATGATAGAAGCGCCATATAGACCCGCAGCGTCAGGATGACTGGCGCTAAATCCTTCATGGCCAGAAACAGCCGCGGCGACATTTGTTACGTAGTTTCCCATAGGGCTATCCATACTATAAAGGGTTAGGAACTTAGTCCTCGAACATCGGATTCGCCATACCATTCTGGAATCGCAGCCAGTTCAACGCAATACAGAAGACTTTCACTTCCCAGTTGCCGTCTAGGATACCTCCAGGAGGCTTCACATCCAGAACGAGGCGAAGAGAGCTGACACGACTTGCATTGAAACTTCCACTGGGCTGAAACTCACCGGGTGTGCGAGCGAACGGATAGCCGTAAACAAAGTTATTATATGAAATCATACCCCCCTTGTGAGCCGATGCGATCAGCTGGCGATAATACTGTTCCTCGGCATCACACAGAGTCACGCCATTCGCCTGAATAATCGCATTCTGTAAGAGGGGCTGAGCGGCGACGCGCGGATTCCACTCCGCATCTAAGACTGACGAATAGTTCGTCCACGCATTGTTATCCCGCACTCCCCGCCGACGCACGAACCAGATGATTTCCTCTAAAGGGTGATTCGCTTCCAGTGGTAGCTGAATACGAATCACGTCGCCGGCACCCCTCTTTCCTACCGCGTATTTGAGTGGCTCCTCGAAATAGAATGTCTGTACTTCACGGTGCATAATCTCAAAAGGGGCGCGTAACATTCGCTGTCGGAAGGCACCGTTGATAACTGCACTCTGTGTGAGAAGTTGGATGAATTTAAAGGGTGGTGGTGCCACCGGTGTTGCGGCCAATTTTGCCGTGGCTCCCAGACGCATCGCGATTTTAGTGTTCAGGGGGACAGCGTCACAAGAATCCCGATACCCGCGCAGCTGTCGCACGCATTCTTCAAAGGGTCGCAGCGTAATATGAATCTTCACGAGGCCTTCACGAACGGCGATCATCGGAAGGCCCTCACGACGTGCCGTGCGCATATAGAAAAAGGGGAGAAGGCAGTTCAGTGTCGCATCCTCTGTAGGGAATAGACGCGGGGCCTGTTCAGCCATGAGGAGCCGCATCGGAAGGCGACCGAGATGATCATAAGCGATTCCGAAGCTGCGATTATAATCGCCATAGAGGATATTGAACACATTGATGAAATCGCCGTCGATCGTTTCAATCGTCTTGCCGTCGATCTCAAGTTCCGCCTGGGCGATAATAGCCGTGCCTAGACTATTTGCGTATTCCCATGCCGTTCCAGAAATATCATAAGAAAGAAGGCCCGCCTGAATCTGGAGTTGCGATTGCGGGTCTAGCCAATGATCCAGGCGGATCTGGAGAATCGTTCCGAGAAGAACGTCACCCACAATCAGCGATCCGAGATCAAATGAGAAGCGTTGGCCGAATGCGCCCGGGCCGCGCAAAGGGATTTCCTGGACCATGGGTGTGAATGCCAGAACGCGTCGTTCCGTATCACGGGCGAACCATGTAGTCTCAGTCTTCAAAGGGAATAAGTCGTTTTCCTGAAGATCGCGGTTTGTAAGATCTAGCAGAGTTGTGATCGTTCCGAGGGGTTTTTTCTGTGTATCGACAGGACTATCGTATTTGATTTTCTGTATGTCCGTCGCTACTGGAATACCTTGGGCCGCAGCGGCCGAAGTTGGTATCACCGCGCTTGTATTACCCTGCATATACGCACCGCTATAGCTGGCGCCGTCACCCGATGCGAACTTCTCCAAAATAAATGTTTTTTTGAGATACGAACTGACTTCCTGGACGGAAGGACCCGATGACATCCTCTGACTACCGTAGTGTGCCAATCTTTAAGGGGGGCTTAATAGGATTGCGCGTTGAATTAAAAATGAGCCTGGCCGAGCATTTCGGGGGTATATACGTTATTAATCTGGACCGGCGCGCCGATCGACGGAAGGAAATAACGGAAGAACTCGAGCGAATGGAGCTACCGTTCCAGCGCTTTTCGGCGATAGATCGGAAGCCTGGGATTCTCGGCTGTGGGCTTTCGCATTTGGCCGTTCTTAAAGAGGCTCGGGAGAAGGGCTTGAAGAACGTGCTGATTTTCGAGGATGATTTCACGTTCCTTGTAGACAAGGCCACATTTTTCCAGCAGATCGAGAAGCTGTTTGAACAGCAGCCAGTATTCGATGTGTGTATGCTCGGCTATAGCCTGAAACACTATCGCATACACTCACCACTGCTTTATAAGGTGCTGGAGGCCCAGACGGCCTCCGCGTATATCGTCAGCAGCCAGTTTTACGACCCGCTCATTAGCCTGTATGAAGAGGCCATGCCACTCCTGGAAAAGACGGGGCGCCACTGGGACTACGCGAATGACCAAATATGGAAGAAGCTACAGGCGAATGCGGACTGGTTCGCGTTCAAGAAGCGCATAGGGCGACAGCGGCCTTCCTGGTCGGACAACTCCGAGGCGTTCATGGATCACGGGGTGTAACAGTGGAGCCGGTCTCAGTAGTAATCCCGAATCTTCTTAATATGTGCCCCTAGGCGCTGTTCGAACTGAGCAGTCGTCTCCGTATCCTCTTTTGAGACAATCGACAATCCACATTCCCTTGCAATAATCCCCTCCGCGTTCTTGTTTTTTAGCCCATTGTAATGTACTAAAACACCAAAACAGCGGGCTGCTGCCTCGTTCGCCTTGGCGCGGAGCTTCTCAAACGTATTCACAAAATCGACAAAATCGCCGTCCTTGTCGCGTTGGCCGGATTTCACTTGAATACCGATCCACAGTGCTGCACCCTCATCCCTATGAAGAGAGTCCATGGCCTGATTCCCCTGGGAGTCTTGGGACAGCTGGAGAATGGTTCGTTTGATGGTCCCATCACCCAGAATATGCTCCATATCGGGAAACGCATTCTCCATGAATCGCCCACAGCGTCCCTCGAGGCTCCGCCCCTCTGCCGCAGCTGTTCCGGTAGCCGCTGCCGCAGCAGCTGCCGACGAGCTGAGCGTATTGATAAAACGCTCCTCCGTGCGCAGCTCACCCGCCTTGAATGCCTTCCTCTGGAAAGTCAACATCGCCAGAATGGCGAACACAATAGCGTTCTCATGCGGCTTGTTCATAGGACGCAAAATAGACTTGTCCTTCCAATCCTGGAGGTGAACCCATTCCCGCCCCCGCTGCGTAAGAATATTCGTATGCTGCCGCATTTCCGAGTGATCCAGCGTGTTCGCCACCTTTGGCATCCCGGGAACACTCATCGGCTTCAGAGAAACCTGCATACCGTCGATGGAGAGATTCACTCCCGCCGCGTGATCCTCAATAGAATCGGATTGGAGTGGATGACCTTTTATCTTGTTGATCTGGTCCGCGTAGTCACGCGCGAGCTTCGACCGCCCATACGTATGCTCAAAATCGACCGTGAAAATCAGCTGCCGCACTTCCGCATCGTCCATCGGCCTCGACTTATAGTTCGTTGCCTGTCCGCCCCCATACGTCCACTCAAAATAGCGCTGCTCACCCGACGCCAATGTATAACGAACATACTGCGACTCCTGTGTATTGATCATGTGCTCCGTAGTAAAGCTATCGCGCATGTTATACAGCCCCGACACCGTTATAGGACCGTTGACCACATCCTCAAGGCCGGGCATATTGGAATGAAACATGTGCGGCATGTCGTATATTACCGGGTCCTTCCCTTCTGAGAGAAACACGCCGACGACCCGCAGCCGACCTTCGTGAATCTGCCGAATGAATTGGTTCTGAATACCCTCCATGAAATGGCGGAACTCCTGCTCGTTCTGTACGAGGTCCTCGTGCCCAGCAAAGTTCGGATTCACGGCCGCTTCCCATGTGACAATCCCCAGTTCCTCGAATTTATCCACAACGGGCTGCGACCAAATACTCGCATCGTTGTAATACCGTGTCACACCACGAAGCCCAGCCAGATTCTTGGGCGGTGTCGGCTTCGGGATCTTCGAATCTTCCTGTCCCTCCTTCGCGGCCCTAATCTGCGCATCCACGTCCGTCTCAATCTGCCAGAACGTCCCGTCGCCATTATCCCACTGAATCGTGTGCGTTCCCCCGGTATACATGAACGGCAAAATCGCTCCGTAGCCCCGCGCGTCGATGCGCGCAGGCGCCCCTGCATCCGCCTCCACCCTTTTTACACAATAGGGAGTGAGCTTACTCATATAGATATCCTTCGTGTGCGGCATATTGGTCGCCTTCAAGAAATACCGTGTCTTCTGCCCCTCAAACACATCCACCTTGCAGACAAACATAAACGTCGCCGTGGGCGCGTCATCCCCGTGGAGCCGATAGTAGTGCCCAATATTCTGGAAGTCCTCCGATGATGTGGTGACTGCCGTAGCAGTCTTCAAGTCGTCATACTTTGCCGATACCCAGCCGCCCATGCGAATCGTCTCCATAGTTCCTATGATAGCATACACTTAGTTCCTTAAGCCCCCGCATTAGTTCCCGTATTTCAGGAATCCCCTGTCCTTTTCAATCATATATAGGGCCCAAGTATCCACGATTGCCGTCATTTCCGTGCTGGGAGTCCCTGTAGGGAGTGCGAGGCCGGTGTAAAGAGTTGGACGATCAGCTGTAGTGAAGTTCACGGAGCCTTCTGGTTGGCGCCCATAGCGTCCGCGAATATCTCCCAGGTCCCACGACATTTCTCCAAACCCGGGGCCCGGATCACGGTCCTCTTTTACGAGATGTGTCAGAGTATTCCATATAAACGGCGTGAAAAATGTCTCGCGATCCCGACCCGCTATAATAAGTCCCTGGGCCGTATAATATTCGCCCGTGCCTTGGGAGAACTTCCAGCGTCTGTTCGCGCGTAAATCGTCCTGCTCACGGAGAAACCATATCACGCGAGAGGCAGGATGTTGCGCATCCACACGTCGTGTAACATTCGCAGGGACGCCGCGAATAAGAGGCGCATAGTCTGTGGGGCCAAACGTATACTTGTTCTCGTATATGCGAGTGAAGGGGATTTCAATAGTGGCCTTCCGAAGCTCAAGCTGTGTCTCTCCATCAGTGTAAATATGCCGCGTCTCCAACTGTAGGGTCGGGGATGCCATGGCAGTCTTGGCAAGAGGCTTGAAGTTCACCGTCGGTGTCTTCATCTGCGTGAGAAGCCACGGGGTGGGCGCAGCGGCACTGGAACACTCCACTATGTTTTCCAGCGGCCGGAGCTCCAGGCGAAGCTTGAACGACTGATGGCGCATGGCAATGCTCGGGAACCCGGTGTCCCCCCCTATGAAGGGTAACTCGAGGCGAAGGCGAGGGGGCGTCGCGGCTGCGGCAATACTCTGCGCAGATCCATCGTGCCAGCCCGCGAGTTGATTTTCCAGATAGGCGGAGGCCAGGTTTCCCCGAGCAGCCCTGGAAGCGAAGAGAGCATCTCCGCTGTATTCCATAAGTAGCATCTTATCCTGGAAAATCTGGATCTTGCTGAAAAGAAAATAGCCGATGCCGTTCGTGTAGCCGTAGGCATTACCGGCCATGTCCGTTATAGTCGTGGTGGGATTCAGTGCGGCCTCAACAGGGGGGAGCCAGGTCGGAAGATCAATCAATACCGTAGGGTGGACGAACATATCGCCGGCAATCTCAAAATCGAACTCACAACTTCTGCCGAACTCCGCCCCATTCAGAGGAGGTATACGCCGTAGTTCGTGAATCAACGGCGGATTGTGCTCATAGCGATTCTCAAAAGGGTTGAGAGTCTTGTCCGGGTCTTCTGCGAAAAAATAAGTGTCTTTGTTCCCACGTGCGACGGACTCATAAAGAGCTCCCTCGGATGTGAGACCTGCGCGACTCGAGGCCATTCCTGTAAATACGATAGACTACTCTATAGGCGGGTTTACCACCTTCAGGTTGATAGAGGCGGCCCTATCAGCACGACTTGGTAAGTTGATTTCTGCGTCCCTACCATGGCGGATAAAGGGAACAACCGCCTGAAACGCCTCGCCCTCATTCACCCATTTAGTCATATGTGCTTGGATTTCAACGTATCCTGGATCTGTTGTGTGGAATCCCACGCGCTGTAGCTCTTTCAGAAGCCGTATGGTTTCCTTCAGGCGATCAGCCTTTGTCTTTTGGGGCGGAGGCATTTTCTATTGAATCATTGAGTATTTCAGAATGATATATAAAGCGCGATATATTTAACGTCTACGACGGCTATATTTTCCGCGAGTGGAACGCTTGTTATTACGCATCTTTCTTTTGCGACTATGTTTATGTTTACGCCTGTTTTTACGACCACCCTCCATAGCTACTTCCATAGGTTTAACTGTTCTTAAACTGACCTGCGAAGGCCTTCCAGTAGGAAGTATCAAAAATTTATCCCTTTCCGCGGTAGTCATTGGAAATGAATATATATAAGTGTTGTTATCGGATAAAGCTCTAATAGCATCTTGGTATGAAGTCTGTGTAGCTGCATCGGGTATTTCCCTATTTTGTAAAATCAACGCTCTATACTTCGTCCGATGCATTGCAATCAGTAATCTACGAGCATCATCTGTTGGAAGTTGAAATTCCTTTAATTGATTTGGGGTTAGTCCGACGAACTGTTTGTCGTATTCTCCTGAAAAAAACCCACCTGCAGGACCCGCCCCGCTAACACAAAAATCTTCGTAATATTTCCCCCAGTTTAATGTGGTACGGTATCCCTTCGAAATAGGGTCATTATATATATCACATATTTTATTATATAGTGGATGATTATCATCACTACGTGTAGTACCTGAGCCACTCATCGGGATCTGGCATCTGTTCCATATAGTTTGCTCCTCGATGCTATATGTGTTAAAATCCGGAGAACGACCAAATATGGAATCTGTTTTAGTTTGGTCAATAAGAGCTTTTACTCCTTTCCAGTCCCTTGGAACTCTTGTACTGTCTACCATGTTTGATTGGATATGTACCTGCATTTGAATCTTACGGATATCAAACTCATAAATCTCGTATTTTATTCTTTCTGCCCGTGTTAAATCAGAGGGTTTCACTTGCTGTCCCTCTACCGGGTAGTATAAGGTCCCAGCTCCAGTAAAATAACTTATTACGTTCATAAGATATGTAGTTTTGCTTTGACTTCCAGCTTTATATTTATTATATTCTGAATCTATCAAAGCTTTCCACGGTGGTAGTGTAACACTACTCATTCTATATAATACTCGCAAATTAAACACCTAGCGCGCGTTCTACGGCGTAAATATATAACTTTACTTCTTAATATGCGGACACTACATATTCATTCACATTGGCAGACAGGTAATTCAATTATACAACTGGGGGTTGCTTTCATATGCGCAGAAGAGTTCGGGTTTGAACAGATTATTCCCCATGATAACAATAAAAATCAGGAATCTTTTCCACATATTACAGAACATATATGGGAAATAATCTGCGATTTTTTAGGACAGCACGGGAATCCAAGAATGCGCGCATTTTACGAACATGATACGGTTCTAGAAGGATATTTTCAAAACTCTGTTCCGCTCGTCAAGCTTCGTGAACGGATCCTGGCCGCCTTTAAGAATGATACGCGTCTCCATTTTCCTATAACACATACGGGCGCCACAATCGCAGATCTTCTTTCCGCGGTAAGCCCTTTGGCCTTGAAACTTACAGATGTCGTCGTCCATGTGCGCCTCGGAGACTTCCATAAGGCAGATCTTGTAATCGATCCTGCGCCGCAACTCGCTATTCTACGGGAAATCAGACGCAAGGAGCCGAGCACGCGTATTATAGTGGTATGCCAAGCTCCGAAAACGGATGCAGAGCGGAACTACCTCCGCTTCTTTGAAGAGTTCAGGCCGATCATTCAATCCGGGACAGAGTTGGAAGATTTTGCCGTGCTCCGTTCTGCGAACCGGATTCTCGTGACAAACTCCACATTCTCCTGGGTGGCTGCTTGGCTCGGGGCGGCCTCCGAGCGTTGGATTCCGGAACCAACCTATAATACACTCGGCCGAACTTCTGAAACCGATATTCTTTACACGGCAGCGAATGGGTATGATTTATCTGGCCTTGCGATTCCTTCTGAACTCCTCCCCGTAACCGGTGAGTTCCTACAGGGGCTCTGCGACTTCACCGTGCTTGATAAGAAAAAACATGATGAATTCCACGTGTGGATTGACGCAGTTGTTCCAAAGGAGCGGCAACTATTTATTGAATCGGAATGGCCTGTCGCGCTCCAGCCGAAAAGTCTGTTCATATATCCCGAGCCTGGTCTCCTGGAAGCCGTGGAGGGTAAGTGGCCCGAACTTCGTCTGATTGTAGTACATAACAGTGACAATCATGTAAACTATGAAGTACTTCTCCGAATGCTGGAGGCTAATCCCAAGCTCTGTGCCTGGATAAATAATAATGTCGTTTCGTATCCGAGAATCAGGAGCCTCCCTATAGCCGAACAGAATCGCTTGTGGCGAGGAGGGCGAATCAACTGGGAGCCTACAATATCAATATCTCGTGAACCAGAAAGAGAATACGACTTTCTATACCCGTATTGTAAGGATACGCATCCTATTCGCAATATATGGAGTAAAGAGGCAATGGCTCTACGAACTAAAATGTTAAACCTCGAGCTATTTACAGGAGCTATACCAAAAGAAGAGTATGAAGAAACCCTTCTTTTAGCAAAAACAATTGTGTGCCCGAGAGGGAATGGCATGGATACTCATCGAACATGGGAGGCGCTATACAAGGGTGCGTGGGCAATTGTTCCAGATAATGAACACACGCACTGTTTGCTAAACGAATATCCATCCCTCCCATTTATCCCTATTTCAAGTCCGTCTATCCTGCCTGACGTAAAAGTCCCTACGGAATTACCAAGCCCATTTCATCCTATATTACTTCGCGCATTTTGGAATAAGTTATTTGATTCTTATATTATATAGAAGATGGAAGAGGCCCATATTTCAATATATATTGATTTTCATAAACTGGCGGACCCTACAGAGCAGCTCTCTACCACGAGAAAAATCAGAAGGGCACATCCAAAAAAACCTGTTATAGTACATTGTGAAAAGCCTTCTACGCCTGCGCAACAAAACTACCTACTTCTTTTTGAAGAGTTTCATCCAGAATTCCGCTATGAAACTGTTAATGGCCCTACAGGGCCCGAATACGATATATCACAGTTGGATATTCCCGCTTCAACAATGGCGGTGTGCGCTGAGTTTTTCCATAGTCTATGCGACTATACAGTTTTGAACAAATTCAGAATAAAAGAAATGCGTGGTAATGAATGTTTAGGCGATTGGTTATCCATAGGGTGCCCCCCTGAAAGACAGCTTTTTATAGAAGATTCTTGGTCTGAGGAGCTTATGCGACAGGCAAAAAGCCTCTTTATATTGCCTGATGTTGGAATACTCGATAGGGTTGTAGAACGAGGTCCCTGGCCAGCTCTGCGCCTTATTATTGTTCATAATGGTGATACGCAAATAAACTATAAAGCTTTACTACCATTCTTAGATACACATCCGGATGTCTACGCCTGGATTCAGAATAATATTGTAGAACACCCGCAAATACGCACACTTCCTATTGTCGAACAGGATAGAATATGGCGCGGGGGTAGAAAAGATTGGGATCCACCTGTAAATATATGTCGTAAATCGGAACGCGAAGGTGATATTTTATACACATACTGTTCTGCAACGAACCCTATTCGAGTAGATTGGTTGAATGAAGTTATGCCTTTGCGCACTACGCTGGCGCATCTTGATTTGTATTCGAATAGGATACCGAATGAAGAATATATAGAGCTCTTACAAAGCTATAAGATGGTTTTATCTCCTCCTGGTAATGGAGTGGATACGCATCGAGCGTGGGAATCTATAGAAAATGGTGCCTGGGCTATTGTGCAAAATAACGCGCACACGCGGTGCCTTCTACGAGAATATCCATCTCTCCCGTTAATACCTATAGATACTCCAAAAGATCTATCAAGCATATCTATTCAAAATACGCCATGCCCATTTCATCCCGTAGTTCTTAGACCATTTTGGACAACAATATTTCATTCTTATAGTGGTCCATAATCCATCTATGAAACACCATGAGATCTACTGTATTCGAGCCCTCCGCGAGAGCTCTGATGGAAGTAGCACACCCCCTTGCAAAGTTGCGATGGGTATATACATCTGACCAGCAGCTTAAGGCGTAGTTATAATACATCTCGTATTCCGACATACCGGAACGATCGTATTCTGCAGGGTCGACTGCTTCTAATAAACTTCTCCATGCTTCCTTTTTATTATATATTTCTATCTTCTGAAGCATGCTCTCCAGAATATCACGACGAAACATCATATGGTCACAAATACCTGAAATGTTCGGATCAACTCTTTGAAATACATCTCCTAAAACGCGAGTTGCGTGAGTAAAATATGATTCATATAACGTATTCGTTGTGGAATCAAATAATATTCTACCGGATTCATCGAAGAACTCAATAGGGCGACATGGAACACAATCGGCATCAAATACAAGAACGTGATCCTCTATATCATTTATTACTCGAAAGGCGTATAACTTCAAAAGTTGCTGTAAATACCAGCCTTCACGATTCGTTGTATTTTTGATAATGGAAGCTACGTTCAATAGAGTAAAGGGGAATCGCGCCTCGGGAATCCAAATTATATCATCGATATCTTCTGGCTCATCCTTGCTTATTACGTATATGTTTCGGAGGCCACGCACATTTCTTTTAAGGCCGGCAATACAATACGGAAGAATATCCGAATCTTTCGGATGAAATGGAACGACCGCGTCAAATACCGGTTGAATACGTGTGCTCATTTATAAGATGAGTTCTACTTTAATTCCTATTGTTTTTGTTCACATTGGGGACGCGCCTCCCGAATATTCGAAAATCGCTGTTCAACAAGCGCGGCGTTGGAATCCTCACACCCCCATTGTATTTTTAAGTTCGACGGTGGTAAAATCCGGATACGGTGCGGGCGAAGAATGGGTTTCTATTGCCAACATCCCGAAAAGTAGAGAGCATACACGCTTCGATCAGACTACACTACTTGACACAACTTTCCGGAATGGTTTCTGGCGTTTTACAACGGAGCGGCTTTTTGTGCTATACGATTGGATGATCTGGAAAGGTATTGATGAGTGTATTCATATAGAGAACGACAACACACTATATTATAATATCGATGAGATTCTGCCGCAGTTAAGAGAAAACAGTAAGGGTATTTCTGCCACCTTTCATGGGCAAGGTTTTGCAAGAAATCGCGTAGATGTGTGTTATTCGTTCATTCATTGCGATAAGGTAGAAAGCCTTTCACAGTTTCTCTTTTTCCTCGCCGCTTCGCCAAGTGGTGTAGATGAAATGCAGCGGGGCGGACTATATTGGTTAGAAAATGAAGATACATGTTCCATAATCCCCTGCGTTCCTCCGGGTTCGAAGCTTCTTTCTGAGAACTTGCGCCACTGGTGTGAAAATGCGAAATTTCCTTGTGTATTTGACGCAATGTCTCATGGGCAATACGTAGGGGGGGAAGATCCTAGAAACGGGCCTGGAAATGTGCCTGGTGGCAAGCATATAAACCTCGACGCAGAGTTTCGCCCGGACCAGTTCTTATACGGCTGGAAAGCGGATATAGAAGGTCGGCGTTATCCAGTTATTACCGACAGGCGGGGAAAAGAATGGAGAATCGTTAACCTCCATATTCATTCAAAGCGTTTAGAACAGTTTGTTTAACATGAAACGTATATACAAATGGAGAATACTCCTATTGTTTTTATACATATCGGAGGGGCGCCTCCAGATTACGCCGCTGTAGCTGTGCGACAGGCGCGCCGTTGGAATCCCGATGCGCCTATTGTATTTCTTTCTTCTGTTCTGGGGGACTATGGGGTCGGAGAAAAATGGGTTCCGATCTCTGATATCCCCCTCACAGCGAATCACACGAAATTCCGTAGCTCCACTACTCTGAACGCCACTTGGCGCGGGGGTTTCTGGCGTTCCACGACGGAGCGCCTGTTTATACTGGAGGACTGGATGCGTTGGGCGGGTATCATGGAGTGTATTCATATGGAGAATGACAACATGCTTTATATAAATATTTCGGGACTCCTGCCGGCTCTACGGACCAGCGCAGGCATCTCTACGACCTTCCAAGGCCAGGGCTCAACTCTTGATCAGATCCGGATGTGCTTCTCGGTGCTCTATTGTAAATCCGTAGATGCCTTAGGCAACTTCCTCTTTACTCTTGCGGGGCGTGCGGAGGCCACGGATGAAATGCAGCGCGGAGGGCAGTATTGGTTCGACAATCCCGAGGAATGTTCCGTGCTTCCTACCGCCCCCGCAGGTGTAAAACTCGTATCCGAGTCCTTCCGGGCCTGGTATGAGGACACCCAGTTCCCATGTGTATTTGATGCCTCCGCACACGGGCAGTTTCTGGGTGGAGAGGATCCGAGAAATGGCCCCAAGGGGCCTGGCTTCGTGAACCTCGACACGGATTTTCGTACAGATCAGTTTCTATACGGATGGCGGGCAGATGCCGTTGGATGCCGTTATCCAGTTCTAATGGACAGAGACGGCCAGGAATGGCGTATTGCGAATCTACATATACACTGTAAACGGCTGGCGGATTTTATTTAGCTCTTACATCCACATCCAGTCGCTGAACAGTTGTTACACACTTGAGAGCCCTGTGTTACTTGTTGGCGCACTTCATAGCTGGGGTAGTTGACTACGCAGCCAGTTATACTGCTACAGGTGCTGTAGTTGCAGCTCGGCTGTGTAGATAGGGTGGTTACCTTATAATACGTATAAATAGTCTGGGCCTGTTTCTTCCGAAGTGCGTCACTGGAGTCCATCTAAACATACAGAACAGATTCTTTTGAGATGTGCGGTATTTGGTTTTGCCTGGGAGAGCCCGTAGAACATATGCGCGACTGTTTGAAAAATCTGGAGGCGCGGGGGCCTGAAGGGACGCGGGTCCTGGATTTGGACGGCTGCACGCTCGGCTTCACTCGCCTCGCTATCAATGGCTTGAACGAGGCCGGTATGCAGCCCATGCGGCGGGGGGGCTTGAGCTGGGTATGCAACGGGGAGATTTACAACTGGAAAGCGCTGGCCACGGAGTATGGGCTGACCAATACATCGGGGTCTGATTGCGAGATCCTCGGGGAGTTATACGAATTATTTTGCCAGCGGGATATTCCTCTGGAGGAGTTTTTCCGGGCGCTAGATGGTGTGTTTGCCCTGATTATTGTGGACGAGGTGCGCTGCCGTGTTGTCGTAGGGCGCGATCCCTACGGTGTTCGTCCCCTATTCTGGGGCTCAGCCGAGGGTTTCCGTCGCCTCTATGCCTCGGAAATGAAATCACTCGTCCCTGTTTGTGAAGAGATCAGCACGTTCCAGCCAGGAACATTCCAAATACTCTATCCCAAAATGTCAACGGAGGTGGCGTATGAGTTCGTATATCACACGGCGCCCTTCTTGAAAAATCCGCAGCTGGCCGTGGAGGAGAATGCGCTGTCGGCCGTCAGGGTGGCTCTTGTTGAGGCCGTGCGTAAGCGTCTCATGACGCAGCGGCCGGTGGCAGCCCTCTTAAGTGGCGGAGTGGACAGTAGTTTGATTGCGGCTCTGGTAGCACGAGAGCTGAAGGCTGTGGGGGCGCCGCCTCTAGAGACCTATAGTATCGGCATGGAAGGGAGCCAGGATCTCTTCCACGCTGCGCGAGTGGCCAAGTGGATTGGCTCCAAGCACACGGAGATCATCATGACGGCGGATAAGTTCTTTGAAGCTATCCCCGCCGTTATTCACGATATTGAGTCGTATGATACTACGACCGTGCGTGCCTCTGTAGGAAACTGGCTAGTGGCGCGGGCCATTTCGCAGCAGTCGAATGCGAAAGTGGTGTTTAATGGCGACGGGGCGGATGAAATCTGGGGATCATATCTCTATTTCTACGGGGCCCCTTCTTCGCACGCGTTTGAGGCTGAGACACGGCGACTACTGAAGGATATTCATATGTTCGATGTTCTGCGCTCGGACAGATGTATCTCATCCCATGGACTGGAGCCGCGCACCCCTTTTTTGGACAAGCAGTTCGTGGCCGTTGCGCTGAGTGTTGCCACCGAGTTCCGTATGCCGATCAAGGGTTCAAGGCCTGAAAAGTGGTTGATGCGCAAGGCGTTCGACAACGGCGAGCTGCTGCCGCGCGAAGTTCTTTGGCGGCAAAAAGAGGCCTTCTCGGACGGCGTGAGTGGCACGGAGAAATCCTGGTATCAGATTACACAAGAGATGGCGGAGGCCAAGGTAGGCCCGCAGACAGATACCACACCTGAAAAGTTCTATTATCGGAGCTTATTC